TTATGGTGCTCACATCTAACTCCGCTATTTATAGTAATTGATCTATTTAGGACATCTCTAACTAACTGCACTTTCATTGCTAGTTCTTCCTTAATATCGTCTTTTCCACATCCACATCTGCAGGCGTATTCTGCTCTATTAAAATTAGCTGTTAGATCTCCCATTTGTTCTATCTCCTTGATTTACTTGGTTTTTAAAGGGGTTATAGGCTTTAAATTTAACAACTCGTCTAGCTGTAATAATTGCTGGTTCACCTGTTTTAGGATTACGCCCATCTCGTTTAGCTTTATCTCTAGTAATAAACCTACCAAAACCACGAATGGTTACTTTTCCGTCTTTAACAATTCCATGTTTAATACAATCTAAAACGGTTGATGTATAATCTTCTACTTCACTTTGCGTAGTATCTAATGCTTTAGCAATATTATTTGTTAGTTCTACTCTAGTCATTTGGTCTCCTTTTCTGATAACATATTAATTCCTTTTGTATTAAACACTAATTATAGTATATTTAATATTATGAATGAAACGAAATTTCTATTCAGTGACGCAGAATTCTTAGGTATTGTTAATATAATTTTAAAAGTGGATACCGATTGGGAAGATGAGGAATATAAACCAATAACTAGTATGGACGACAATTTTAATATTCAAGGGTTAGATAGCCTAAGTGTTATGATGTTCTTTATTTGGGTATCTGATTTTTTTGGTATTTCTGAAGAGAAATTTCAAGAGCTTTCAGACCAAAAGAATTTTACTATTAGAACTTTAAAAGATTTTATAAGTAAAGAAGCTACTAAAACTTTCACATATGATGATGCTTTAGCATATAGTAAAAAATCATTTAAAGTAGACGAAGATTTGTTTTATGATAGTTATATGAAACAGGGCGGAAATCCTCCCAAGGGGTGGAAAAAATCTGATAAAAAGGACCAATAATACATAATATGTTACTGACTCATACTAATTCTGTTTACTCAGAAGAGTTAACTTTATTAGATCATATCCCATATCCTCAGTATGTTCATCAAGTTGGAGATGGTGGAGGCGAGTTAGTTGCAAAAGGAATTAAACTAGTAACTGGAATATTGATTAACCATGTCTTACGAGGTAAACATGGAGCTACTTCTGGGACTCGGGATTATATTAAAAAATTATTAACTATTCCTACTCGTAAAGTAGGGTTAATATTAGCTTCAGGCAGTAATTGCTGGATGGGAGCCACAACATGGATTCCTAAGACTGATCAGTATCCGGTGTATAAATTAGCACCTATGGCAGTTACTCAAGTATATGCTGGGTATCTAGCTAGTCAATTAGGATCTTTTGATTATGTAGCAACAGATAGTGTAAGCTGTATTAGTGGGCATTCCGCTTGGAATACTGCTTCTACTCTATTGCAGTCAGAGCGTCTTGATGCAATTGTAGTTATTTCAGTAGATAATGGGCTTTCAGAAGAATACTTGCATGTATTTGGCGAGCATAAATTAAGTAAATCAGTTAATGAAGAAGATAACCCAGACATTATTAAATTTCACTTAGGAGAAGCATGCAATATATCAGTATTTGAAAGTGAAGCATGTAATCGCAATACAAACAATGAGATATTAGCAGTAATTAAAGATATACATATAGCAGCGGAACACCATGTGTCCCCATTAGGTATCTCGTGTGAAGGTATTGGATATGAAAAAGTAATGACTAGAGTTAATACGGATAATATTGATTTTATAAAAACCCACAGTACTTTTTCAGATGATAATGATATAGAGAACAAGCTAATTAAAGATATATTTGGGGATATTAGAACAGTTAACTATAAATTACGTATTGGCCATACTATGGGAGCATCGACTGCTGTAGAAACAGCGCTAGCAGTACAGGAAGAATCGGGTACATTTCTTAGTTTAGGGGCAGGAATGGGTAATGTATTTTCATCTGCTGTAGTGGAGATATTATGATATTTACACATGCTAGTATGATACAAGAAGGAGAATCTGCTTTATTTTATAGATTTAACCGTCCTTTAAATGGTTATATGATAGCAGGAGTATTTATTGCTCCTAATCTGACAGCTAAGTTAAATTTTGTTAAGGTATGGAAATACTTCGTATCGGAAATAGTACAAGCAGATGATATATATGCCTCTATTCCTTTAGGAGTAACAAGTTCTATGTTTGAGAACTATATGAATTATCATGATACAATAGATGGCTTTAAGATATATAAGGTTGATAAATTTCTTAAAAAGCAATACAGTAGCTACGATAAACATAAAGAACAAGCTGGGAGCACCACATGAGCCATGAAGACGACCCTAATTTAGATACAACTGAAACAGATGCTTCTACATTAGTTCCTGATTGGAAAAATCCCCCTAGTCTTGCTGAACTTAAACAAGATCATGAATCTGCTCAAGTAGCTCATCAAGTTCATGTTGATGAAGTAGATAATTGGATTAGAGTTCTTAATGGGGAACAAACCATTAATAATAAAAAAGGTCGATCTAAGCTAGTTCCTAAATTAGCTAGAAGACAAGCAGAATGGAGATATGCTGCTTTATCAGAACCATTTCTTTCTACAGACGATTTATTTAATACTTCACCACAAACATATGAAGATAAAGAATACGCAGTACAAAATGGTATGTTACTTAATTACCAGCTTAACTGTCGTATGGATAAAGTTAATTTTATAGATGAATACGTTAGAACAGCTGTAGACGAAGGTACTGCAGTAGTACGTGTTGGTTGGGAATTTGAAGAAGATAAGCGTAAGGTCTGGAAAGACGTTATGGAACTTCAGCCAGTAATGGATCCTAATACTGGTCAACCAGTTGTAGATCCTAATACTGGTCAACCAGCAATGCAGGAAGTAAAGGTTGGACAGACATCTAAAATAAAGACTGTTACTGTTAAAAACCAGCCTGTTTTAACAGTATGCGACTATAACAATTTAATATTAGATCCTACTTGTGAAGGAGATATAGAAAAGGCTAATTTTGCTGTATATAGTTTTGAAACATCACTATCTGAACTTAAAAAAGATGGACGGTACAAAAATCTTGATGATATCAATTTTGAGAGTGCTTCAGTATTAGCGGAACCTGATCATGCAATTAATACAGACGATAGTTCTTTTACCTTTAAAGATAAGGCTCGTAAGAAAGTTATTGCTAGAGAATACTGGGGGTATTGGGATATAGACGATACTGGAGAGGTTAAACCTTTCGTGGCTACCTGGGTAGGCGATACTTTTATTAGGATGGAAGAAAATCCTTACCCAGATAAAAAACTTCCTTTTGTATTAGTTCAGTATCTTCCTCGCCGTAAAAATATTTATGGAGAACCTGACGCATCTCTTATTGAAGATAATCAAAAGATTGTAGGTGCTGTAACTAGAGGAATTATAGATATTATAGGGCGTAGTGCTAATGGACAACAAGGAGTTAGAAAAGATGCTTTAGATGTTACTAATGCTCGTAAATTTGAACGAGGTGATGACTATAAATTTAATGCTAACGTAGATCCAAGACAAGCATTTCATATGGAAGTATACCCAGAGATTCCTAGATCTGCATTAGAAGTACTTAACATGCAGAATAATGATGCTGAAGCTTTAACAGGTGTTAAAGCATTTACTCAAGGTATTTCAGGTCAAGCATTAGGAGCTACAGCTACTGGTATTAGATCAGCACTTGATGCTACATCTAAACGAGAATTAGGAATTCTACGTAGACTTTCTAATGGCTTAAATCAAATTGGTCGTAAAGTTATCTCAATGAATGCGGAATTTTTAGAAGACGAGGAAATTATTAGAATTACTAATGAAGAATTTGTAGCTATTAATCGTAATGATTTAGGAGGGAAATATGATATCAAGCTTAATATTTCTACTGCTGAAGCTGATGAACAAAAAGGTAGTGAACTAGCATTTATGTTACAAACTATGGGTAATACTATGCCACCTGAAATGAGTCAGATGATATTAGCTGATATCGCCAAATTACGTAAGATGCCTGACCTGGCTAAACGTATTGAAGAATACCAACCACAACCTGATCCACTCGTCCAACAAAAAGCTCAATTAGACCTTGCATTATTACAAGCACAAATTGCTAATGAAACTGCTAAGGGCCGAGAGAATGAAGTGGATGTACAACTTAAAACTGCGAAAACTCAAACAGAGCAAGCTAAGGCTAGAGGGATGCATAGTTCTTCTGACCTTAGTGATCTTGATTTTGTTGAGAAAGAATCCGGAGTCGGAGCTGCCCAAAAAGAAGCAGAGTCTGATCGTAAGCATGCCCAAAACATGGAAGCTAAAGAACACGACAGGCTATCTAAACTAGATCAAGATGCTTTAACTTCACTATCTAAATAAAGGACTTTTATGACTGATCTAGAACAAGTTGAAATCCAAATTGACATGGCTAATAAATTACGAAAATTACGAGATAACTGTGTTAAGTTAACAGCTAGCGAACCCTGGAAAGATGTTATTGACACGGGTTATTTCAAAGAAGAAGCGGCTAGGTTAGTCATGGCCAAAAGTTCTAATCTTAATGCTGAACAAATGGAATTAATTGATCGCATGCAATATGGTGTTGGAGCTTTAGCTAATTTTATTGAATCAGTTATGAGACGTGGTGCTGAAATGGACCAAGCTTTAAATGAACATGAAGAAACTCGAGAAGAAATTTTAGCTGAGGAGGTTAAAGTATGACTCAATCTTCCTTAGGTTTATCTGACGCAGCATTTTTAGAAAAAGATCCTGAAGATTTTTTAGCTGAAGAAGAAAAGCCAGTTGAACAAGAAGTTGAATCATCAGATAAAATTGATGAAGATAAGATTGCTACCTCTGAAGAAGAGGTAAGTGAAGCACAGGAGCAAACTGAAGAGGAAACTACTACTGAAGAAGTAAGCCAACCAGAAGGGGATACCCAGACGGAGCCTGAACCTTCCACTGATAGTGATGCTACAGAATCTCTTGATACTAGTAAGACAGACTCGCCTGATACAAAGGGGGATACTCCGGAAACTAAAGAGTTTGATTACGAAAGTGCTTATAAAAAGGTATCTGAACCTTTCAGAGCCAATGGCATAGATATTAAGGTTGATGATCCAGAAGACATTGTGCGTCTCATGCAAATGGGCGCTAATTATCAGAAAAAGATGTCGCAGTTAAAGCCTCATCTAAAGATAATTAAAATGTTAGAAAATAACGATCTGTTAAAACCAGAGCAGTTAAATAATCTAATAGATGTCTTTAAGAAAGACCCGAAAGCTATAGCTAAGCTTGTTAAAGAAAGTTCTTTAGACCCCTTGGATATTGACAAAGATGCGCCTTCAGACTATGAACCTAATGATTACTCTGTTTCAGACGGGGAAATCGAATTAGATCAAGTTCTTGAAGATATCAAAGACACTGATACGTTTAATAGGACTATTAATGTTTTAACTAAATCTTGGGACGCTGCAAGTAAACAAACGATTTCTGAGCATCCTGAAATTATTAGAGTTATTAATAGTCATATGGCTAACGGAGTCTTTGATAAAGTTGATGCGGTACTACAACGGGATAAAGCCTTAGGCAAAACAGAGGGTTTACCTGATGTAGAAGCGTATAAACAAATCGCTGATTATATGTTTAAAAACGGCGAACTTCACACAAATAGTCCTGAAGACAAGTCTAAAGTATCAAGTAAGATGGTAGAAGTACAAGAACAAGCGAATGCTGATCGTAATAAAAAACGAAAAGCAGTAGCTCCGGTTAAGCAGACTACTACTAAAAAAGCTCCAGCTGAGGAAGATTTTTTAGGTCTGTCAGATGAAGATTTTATGAAGAAGTATGCTGTCCGGTAATTTATCACTATTTAAATAGGAGCCTTGCAGAAAATGGCTTTATCAACTGCGAATGCTTATAAGTCTCCTTCTAGTACTGCTAGTGGGACAGAGTCGGGAATAGGCCCTCAAGCCATTACTGACTATTATTTTAAAAAGGCCCTTATAGCTGTTCGGGATCACCAGTATTTCATGCCTTTGGCTGATGTACGTGCGATGCCTAAGCATATGGGTAAGAAAATCAAGCAAGATGTTTATGTTCCATTGCTTGATGTATTAAACACCGGTGACCAAGGACTCGATGCTGCTGAAGCTGCTTATCAAGTAGCAGGTACATGGACTGCTTGGAATTCTTCTGGTGTGCGGACTTCTTATGCTGAAGCCAATGAAACAGATGCTATAACTGCAGCAGGTGCTAACGGCGATGTTGCATTGAATGATCAGAATCTTTATGGTTCACAAAAAGATACTGGTGCTATTTTAAATAAAATCCCAACCCTCCGTGAACACGGTGGTCGGGTTAACCGAGTTGGTTTCACACGTACTCAAGTTGAAGGTGAACTTCTTAAACGTGGTTTTTTCACTGAGTACACTCAAGAATCAATGGATTTCGATTCAGATTCAGAATTGTTATCACATATTGTTGAGGAAGCCCTTGTTGGTGCTAATGAGATTACTGAAGCTGAGCTTCAGAAAGATCTAGTTACTACCGCAACTTCTGATGGTACGGCTTATTTCTGTTCTACTGCTCCTAGTGGAGCTGCTGTTGCTGGTTCAACAGTTGCAGCAGGTGCTACCAGAACAGCATTAAAATTAGCTGTTGATGAAGTTGTTATCTATGAAGATCTAATGAATCTTTCTATTGCTTTGGATGATAATAAAACTCCTAAGCAAACAAAGGTTATTAGTGGTTCTCGTATGATTGATACTAAAACCGTTATGGGTGGTCGTATCATGTATATAGGATCTGAATTGATTCCTGTAGTACGAAAGATGAAAAGCATTGATCCTAGTTCTAATGTAGGAGATGGTTTTATCAGTGTAGAAAAGTATGCTGATGCGGCTAATACCGTACATGGCGAAATAGGTTCTGTTGATCAATTTCGTATTGTTGTAGTTCCAGAAATGCAGCATGACCGAAAAGGTGGTGCAGCTGGTGGTGATAGTGCTGGTACCGGTAAAAATGGTGCAGACATCTTCCCAATGTTGGTTGTTGGTGATGGTGCTTTCACTACTATCGGTTTTCAAACTGATGGAAAGAGTGTTAAATTTTCCGTTAACCATAAGAAGCCTGGTAAAGAAATAGCTTCTTTGGATGATCCATATGGTGAGGTAGGGTTCTACTCCATCAAATGGTATTACGGTTTTATGGCACTTCGTCCAGAGCGTCTTGGTATTATTTGGACATGTAAAACAGCAGTATAATTAACATTGTTTGACCGTCCCTCCGACCGCTACTCGCAGAGTAGCGGGAGGGGGACACTCTTTTAAATTATAATTCGGAGGAAGCATGGAAGACACTACGCTAGCAGCTCCCATTAATGGAATGACAGATGACGAACTTCGTCAAGAATTAGCAGATAACGGGGTTACGTTACATCATAAAACTGGAACAAAGAAACTTGCTTCTACTCTAGCGAAAGTTAGAACTGATGAGTATAAAGAAGATCCTAAAAAATCTGATCTTACTGGTCCTAGTGAAGCAGCTAGAGCTGCAAAAGCAAAACATATGTACGCTATAGATAACTTAACACCAACACAACAAGCTATGAAGCTCGTTCGTATCATAGTTACTCCTAATGATCCTAATATGGTTAATTATCCAGGACTTATCTTTACTGTAGGTATGTCAGGAATTAATAATGGTCAAATGATTAAGAAGTTTGTACCTTTTAATAATGAGGAAGGTTGGCATGTTCCAACAATTATTGTTCGTCAAATTGAACATGCTGAAATGCAAAAATTTAAAACTGTTACCCGTCCTAACGGTGAAAAGGTCTTAGAACCATATGTAACTAAGAAATTTAATGTACGAGAGTTACCTCCTCTTACTAGAGAAGAATTAGAACAACTTGCTGCTAGACAAGGCGCAGCAGGATTTAGCGCAGGAGTATAATATGGCTATTGACATTAATAATTTAACTCAGAATGTTACTACTAGTGCTGATAACGTAGTAACAGGTTCCGGTATATTTGATGACATGATGGAAACTGTTAATGCTCATATGGCTGCTCAGTTTAATTTAGGTCGGATTACTGGTAGTGATTACGCGACAGTATATTTAACAGCAATACAGGCTACTGTACAACAAGCTGTAGCTTTTACTATAGGAGCGCAAAAAGGTAACGCAGAACAGTCTTTGCTATTTCAAAAAGAAGTTACTGAATTTGCACAAACTGATCGAGAAACTAAAACAGCTCCTACCACTACTAGTGTTATGGGCAGAGCTGCTGCGCTATCTGCTGAACAAGCCAAAGGCTTTAAATGGAATGCAGACCAGAAATATCTTAAAACTATTTTAGATGCTTGGAGTATTAATATTTCTACTGCAGGTGTACCAGCTACAGGTGTTGTTGCTATCAATGAAACCGGGACAGGTAATATTAATACCCAAATAACTAACGCCGAACCTACTGGATAGGAGGCGTTATGAGTTTTGTAGCCTCTATTTTTGAAGCGGTTATAGATGTTATTGTATTTATAGTTGAAGCAGTTGTACAAGTAGTTGAGATGGTTGTACAGCTTATTATGGTACTTCTTGGTATGGACGGCGGAAGTACCCAAATTATTGAATACTACGAAGTCCATAATATCCCTCTGTTTGATGATGTAGATAAGAAGAATCCCCTCCTAAATTCAGTTCTTCAATCTGTTATTGAAAACCAAGATATTTCTGGCAATTTAATTTATCATCTTGCATTTCGTAGTCTTAAGGGAAATGTTAAAGATTTTATGGATTTTATTGACAATGGGAATTATTTTGAAAATTTTCCTACTGTAGAATCCTATATTTTAACTATAGATTATACCGAATTAACAGCTGCATTAAATACTCTAAATGGTGTCCCCTGTACCCCTGAAGGTTCTTTTTTAAGAGCATTATCAAAAGTTGATTGGGCTAAATACTGGCTTCAGGAGAATGCAGGATATAATGTAGGAACTAATACCATAGGGGTAGATCATTCTACAACGAGTACGAGTCCTATTACCCCTGCCGCAGATACGGTTACAGTAACTCCGTCTCTTAATCACTTTGATATTGATATAACTAGTGAAATAGCTACTGAAGATGAAGTATTTGCTGATGAACGATGGGAAGCTAATCTTAATACAATTGTTTATAATTCAGGACCGGATACCTATACAATTTCAGTATATAATGCAGCAACTGTTGGGGGCATAACTAGAACCTACACAGCACCTACTAAACCCACGCAATTACACTACGTTTCCTTTTATTACAGAGACAGCGCTCCTTCTAGGCAATACCTATTTATATATAAAGTAGGAGAAGGAACATATACGGATTTAGATACTGTAGAAAATGCTATCGATCAAGACGGCGCTAGTATTGAAGCACTTCCCTGTGTTCCACTAAGATTAAGTAATGCTGATTACACTACTTTTGGAGCAACTAAAAGGACTCAAATTGATGATTTATTAGATAGAATTATATTAGATGCTGAAGCAATTCTTGATACGGTTGTAACTGAATCAGGTGTTGCTCCAGGAGATTTAGATCATATTTATGTAAATTTTGGTGTGCGTATGTGGGATACCTCTCAAGCGGGGATGTCATATTTATTTACCATGTTTGAAAATTTATATCCTTCACAAGGCGTTACACAAGGTACTTACAATAATTCTCCAACAGGAGATGATAAACCACAGAATAATCTACTAGTTACAACAGATGATAATAAACTAGCATATCAATGGTCATATATTACTTATGAATTTACTTCATTAGTAGATATTGACGCAGATAGTGGGAGTCCTGAAAATGGCATATATTATTCAGATATGTCTAAATTTGTTGATGGAATTTTAAAATATAACTATTACGTTTCGTCTGGAAAAGGGACCTATAACGTAGGATATAAAGCAGATGATCTAGATGAAGTACAGGACTTTCTAGACGGCAGTGGTGTGCCCAATCCAGGTACTACTAGTGGAGAAGCCACTAATTGGCTACAAGTAACTGAACGCATGTCCTATAATAATCCCTCCCCTGTTTTACAAGAAGCAGATGGTTCTACTAGTGATTTAGTTTATTTAACCCCTGATTTAGTATACGAAAACAATGGTTCAGGTGTATTACGATTAGTTGAATCAGCTTCAGAAGCTACAACTGTAGGACAATCAATTACTTACTATTGTTGTAAACCTTCAGGATTAGACGCTTATACAGTAGTTGCTCCAATTGCTGCTTGTAGAGTTGTTGATGGGTCTAGTGGACATTTTAGAGTAGTTAAATTTAATCTTGGGAATAAAGGGGATTTAATGGTTCCCTTTATTCATAATTTTATCAAAGACTTATCTCATGATAAAGTTGCTCGATTATTTCTAGCGGGGTGTCATTGTTCTATATACATAGCTCATTATGAAAAAATTGTACATGAAGGCATGAGCTTTCTGACAGCTTTGGTAATGATTATTATCATTGTAGTTATAGTTATAGTTGCGTGGCCAATGATAGTAGAAGGATTTGCTGCTATGGGTGCTGCATTTGCAGAATTAGCTGCTGCAGCCGCTGCTGGAACATTTTTAACTACAGCATGGGGGATGTTTATGGCAGCTCTCCCGAATATCATTATAAAGATGGCTGCTCAGTACATTATTCAAGTAGTTATTGCAGAAATAGCAGGAGATAACGAAGAACTAGCAATGATTCTTAATTTAGTTGCTATGGTAGCTGTTAGTGCATGGGAACCAGGTGTTTCATATGGACAAGCACCACCAGGCTT